CAAACAGCCACGAGGGTTTTAACCTCAGTTCCAGCGCAAGCAGCATTAGCAGGAGCAGGTGCCGCGGACGGAGAGGATGTTGTAGAAAATGCGTTTTTGTCAGGGGCTATTGGAACGGGAGCATCGGCGGTTGGCACTGTCGCAGGGAGGGCGCTTGAGGGCACAGGCCGATCCGCTGATCGAATGAAACTAAGCGCGTATGGAATTGGGTACGCCGATCTTGCCAAGCAAATAAAGAAAATGGACGGCGCGACATTTGATGACGCCTCTCAGTTGCCGATTGTACAGACGCTAATGCGAGCCGAGTCTCAAGGGCTCGTGAATGCTGGCGACGATTTAGTAAAAAACGCAAAAAACATAGCGGAGTATCAAAAAGGATTAGCAAAAAGCCTCTCGACCGTCATTTCTGAGGCCGATGATGTGGTTCCATTAAGCAAGGAGTTTTCTTGGAATAACACCTTGAACTACATTGACAGTTTGCAAGGAACCGCAAGAGATCAAGCAGAAAACGCAGCACTCAAGGAACTAGACGCAATCACTCGACAGATGAAAACCGGATCTCTGAGTGAGTTACAAAAGGCAAAAATCGGACTAAATTATAAGTACGACAAAAACCCCTATACCGAGGATGTCATAAAAGCCATCAGGTCCGATCTGCGAGAGGCTATCGAAACGCGGGTCGACGATGCGGTTGATCAAGGAGCATTACCGAAACCGTTCGGCGGGGCCGTCAAACAACTAAACAGAGAGTTCGGTGATATGCAGGATCTGCGCGAAGCATTCATGCGACGCGCGCCGTCCGACTTGCAGGGTAATCCTGTTGAAGATGTAATTGCAGGCATAAGGACATCCGGCGGATCTGGCTCACTGAATGTAGCGTCGGCCGCTTCTGGGAATCCGATATGGAGTTGGATCGGGGCCGGTCTTAACGCCGCGCGAGGACCAGAGGCGCTTAGCGAGGCCGCGGATGTTATACGCGATCCTGCGGTGGGCGCAACGCTTAGGAGTGTCGGTCGAGCTTTGCCCGAAGTAGTTACAGGGCGCAACGCAGCTCAAGCCTATGCAGGATTTGAGTCAGACAAGAGGAGCGAGCAAAATAGGCTAAATGAACGGGCTTTGCTGGCAGAAATAGAAAAGCTTGCCAGACGCTCTACCGATAGCGGTGAGGATTCAGCGCAACCGCAAGCACGTTCAAAAAAAACCAACCCAATAAAAACAGGTTCGTCGTCCTCGGAGAATCAAGAACAGCTACCAAACAATCCCAAAGTTGATCCAGTGTCATATACCGAAAACGATAACCTGTTTAACGACCTTTTTGAAGGGGCAGATATGCGTGACGTGAAAACAGTGGAAGCAGAGATAGATCAAGATCCGTACCTGTCGGCACTCTACGAGACAGAAAGCGGCCGAAACCCCAACGCCAAAAACCCAAAATCAACGGCTTCGGGCGGGTTTCAGTTCATCAAGCGCACTGCGGCATCGCTCGGCCTCGAAGATCCTTTCGACTTGGATCAAAGCCTGACGGCGGTCAGAAGGCTCACCGACGAGCACAAAAAGCTGTTTGGTGACGATCCGGCGGTGCTGTACTCGGCTCACTATCTGGGATCTCCCCTCCTCCGCAAAGTGCAACGCGGCGCCGAGCTCACGGCAAAAGAACAGGAGATCGTTGATTCGCTCCTCGAGAAAGCGCTCCCTCGGTTCCTACGGATCTATAAGAGAGTCGCGGATCGTGACACCAACGAAGGCGGCGGGCAGGTGACGGCATGACCGACCCGATTCGGCTTTACGAGATAAACGGCGAGGTTTGCAAATTACAATGCAGGGCCGTGTCTATTGCGGTAAGCAATAACGCAACGGTGATTGCGGCGACTACCGGGCGCATTATTCGAGTGATGGGCTTTGTAATACAAGGCGATGGCGGTGTTGCGAAAGTCACGTTTAAAGACGGAAGCGGAGGGGCAACTATTTTTGGCCCTATAGTCGTATCATCAAGCACGACACCAGGGCAGCTTGCGATTGGTATCGTAAACTCTGGTTATTTCGAAACCAGTTCCGGGGTAGGACTTTTTGCAGATGTCGCAACAACAGCCGCAAACTTTAACGTGTTCTATATTTCTTACCCGGTATGATGAACGAAAACGGCTACGACAAACATCAATGTCCATTTTGGGACGAGTGGCGGGAGCATAAACACCGTGCACTAGAAACAGTGGGCCGCGTCGAGGCGATAGAGGCGACGCTTGTGCGCGTGGCCGAAAACCTCAACCACCTTTCAACGCTGCCGGCGATTCTCGACCGCTTGGTTGAATCAGCAACCGGGCGCGACCACGTGCCAACGCGCGTTGTGCTTCTCATGGTGGGGTGTCTCAGCTCGGTTATTCTTGGTCTTGTGTTCGTTGTCGTGTTCCTTCTTACCGGTGAGAACGCCGGGTGGATTAACTCACTACATAGGTGACTGTATGAATACAAAACCGCTTATTGCATCAAAATCATTCTGGGGCGCGTTGATTGCACTCCTGCCGGCCGCATCTGACACCGTACAGCAGCTTTTAGGCTCGGGTTTCCTGCCGCCTCAGGTCACACCATGGCTGGCCGGTGCGGGCGCGTTGTTGGCGCTCCTGGGCCGTGTAACGGCGACCTCGCAGATCAGTGGGGTGTTGAGCTCAAAGTAATGCGCCGCGCCGCTCGAGTCGATGCAAACCACAAAGAGATCGCCGACGGCCTCCGGGCTATCGGGCGGTCGGTGTTGTCGCTACATCGGCTCGGGCAGGATGCGCCGGATCTCCTCGTTGGGAACGGCGATCACAACATTCTAGTGGAAGTCAAAACCGCAAAAGGTAAACTCAGCGACGGGCAAAAAGCGTTTTTCGAGTGGTGGCGCGGTCCTCGGGCGGTTGTGCGCAGCCTCGAGGAGGCAATAGAAGCCACATCACCTAAGCATTGATCGGTAGCTCAATCGGTAGAGCAGGACGCTGTTAACGTCAAGGTCGCAGGTTCGAGCCCTGCCCGATCAGCCAATACACAAATCCGCGCAAAATAAAATATACGTGTGAGCAGACATATATTTTTAGACTATGGCGCGGGTGTTATTTTTTCTCCTTCGGCGGCTCGGGCAGCTCAATGGAACGCTCAGGTAATGGTTCCAAATAAGCTGCCCAGAGACTGTTTAATATTTCCTTTCCGCGCAAGCTAAGTCTTTTTTCGAGCTCCTCCAATAAATAAATTTCCTCCGGTGTAAGGCGATGGTAGGGGTCAAGGCTCATTTTTCCTCCTTCGGCGGGTTTGACGCTCTCAGTTGTTTAATTCCCTTTTCGAAGCCTTTCATAAAGCTCTCTAGTTTCGTCGCCTTCGCCTGTGAATCAATCATGCCGTCGAGATAGCCCTGTCGATAACTCATGTCGTGGTCGGCTCGGGCAATGCTGTAACCCGCAACAAAAGCCGAGCGAGCCACCAACTTCTCATTATCAAAAAGCGCGCATTGGCCTATGAACTGGTCTGCTAGTTCTTCGGGGCTTGGTGTTACTTGCGACTGATCTTCGTTATCCATATTTAAGCTCCTGACAGTACCGCCAAAAATCCTCCCACGACACAAGCCAATCGGCCGGATATTGATTGCTACCGCAGTCGTCGCACTTCTCCGGCGTCGTACCGTTGCCGCCGGCTTTTATGTTCTGCACGCAATCGCACTCCGGGCATTTCCAATGGTCGTATTGTTCCTCAGTCATCGAAACGATCCTCCTCTGAAAGCGGGATTAACAACCCCGAACTGGCGACCATCCACAACGAGCTTGGCCGTTGGCTTGCCGTGAATCCGCACGGCCTTTTCTGCGATCTTGTAACCGTACTCGCTCCAGTAGTACCGAAAACGCCCGTCATTGAACGGAAGCGCCGGCCCTGCCGTTGCCACGACCTGCCCGTTATCGGCGACCAGCTCAACGCGGCGAGCCTTTGGCGGCATAATGAGCACGGGTTTGTATGCTCGAGGTTCCGGCGGTGTTTCGTGCCGGTCGGCATGACTCTTCCACAGGAAGTTTCGCCTGTATTTCACCTCTCCCGCCGGGGTGCGAAGGTAAATGATCGAGTCGATAAGGTCCGAGGTCGGCCATGCTTTACGCTCGGAGCGCGGGGTAGTGTCGGTGGTATTCTTTCGACCGTTGAAAGCCGGGTGCCACCAGAAATATACCTGTGCCTTGGCATGGGCGGCCTTACTCTTCTCAACGTCACCATCAACACACGAAGCGCCGTCCCAGGAGTAGTTATACGCACCTTTCGGCGCGGCCTTGTCGCCGTGTATTTCGTTCTTGAACTTCCTGGAAAAACCGCCCTTCCAAGGGGTATTTACCGGGGTGCAGCTCGGCGCCTCGTTTGCGACTACCTCGAGGTACAGATCGGGGTTTGCAAGGTTGTGCTCACAGAACGGGGAAATCTCGATCTCAACGTGCGGGAACGCTCGCTTGAGGATCTCGTATTGACGCGCCAACCGTTGCACGGCTCGCGTGTCACCGGGGCCGAAGCTATGCGCATCACTCCACAACAAGTGTACCCGAAATAGAGGGCAGCGCCCGGTTTCGAGCAAGCGCCGCACCGAGGGCAGCGCATCGCCGAACGTGTTAGCAAAACAGCCAGCCGCCCAGCCAGCGGGGTGTTCCTTAATTGCGAGGTCTGCAAACTTTGGTAATCCTAGATAGTCGAGTCCGTGCATGATCAATCTCCTTTATTCACATGAAAAAATTTCAGTTTGACGCGCGATCCCTTTCGGGAACTCAAGCCGGTTATCCGTAAAACTTCGCTCTCTAAAAACCACGTGGTTCGTTGGTTGCACCGTAAGGCGGCCGTCGGTCGTTTGGATGAAACAAAACTCTTTCGCTTGTTCGGGGTACGCAGAAAACCCGTCACCTACCGGAGCCGCGGTAAACAAGTAGGTTCCGGCCACGTGCTTACCGTTTGCAAGCGCGACGCACTCAAGCCCCTGAAGGTATCGATACTCGAGCACCGTAAAGCCCTCACCGTAGCAATCCCAGGTTTGCGCATCCTCCGGGGTCCAAGGGGTAAGCGGCCGCTCCTCAAACGCAATCGCATGGGATGGCACGTTGCGGTAAATTGCGCCGCACTCGAGCATCACAGTGCAGCCCCACAGCCGCCCCGGATACGACACCAAGCCAAACCAGACGCACGGAACAAAGCGCGGTTTTTGCGCCGCCTTGAACACAAACTTGCTATCAACGAAGCAGTAGAGGTGCCGCGGTAGCTCTCCAACAAGCGTATACATACGCCCCCCTTACGGCCAATCAGCATAAGCAACGAGCCCGTTTTTCGAGCTCCTGTCGAGCACCTCAATAGACTTGATCCGCGGTATCTCCATCACCCGATCAACGATAGCTCGAGCGGAAAGCCCCTCTACGTCCATGAGTAGATCGAGCAGGTCATCATTCGATCCGCTTGACTGATCAAACTCCGGCCCCTCTTGCCGCCACACGCGGATCTCCCATTGCACGGTATGAAACTTAGTAATTGACTCAACGAGCAGCGCCATTGCGGATCTCCTTTTTTTTACAAGTTTTTAGTTTTTCAACGGCCGATTTAGGCCACGGAAGCCAAGATTTTGACGCGTCTACCGACGCAAGCGGGGCCGGGTGCATAATGCTAACCGGGAGCGTTTCGTCGTGATCAAGGCCGAGCGAGTGCCCTATTTCGTGCGCCATTGCGACAACGGAATGACGATAACGCGCCGCACCTTCAGCGTTGGTAATCATCGCAGAGGTCATTGAGACTCTGCCGCTTCCGTCCCAGTAACACCGAAATTGATACGCCTGCCCGACAATGTAGCGAGCGCCTTGATACTCTACGGGAGGGATAAGCGCATGATGCACCACCCGTGCACCTTTGCGACGACGCCCTACGAAATAATCTTCGTCCCACCACCAGTGCGCATCATCGACGCCGTAGCCTCCAAGTCGTGTCGGGCGTTTCCTGGGGTTTGGTAAGCACTCAAACCATCTCAAGCGCAAACTAACACCGAGGGCCGCGTAAAGCGCTTGTACATCTCGAAACATGCGCCGCCCCTCTTCGCACGTCACCGAGTGTGGTCCCGTCGCAACAACGAGCGAAACCGGCACGGTTTGAGCCGACGCAACCACCGGCGCCAACCCAAAAAGGAGGGGGAAGGCAAGGCGTTTGCAAAACCCGCATTTATAGCGCAGCATCATGCGTAGCAGTCGTTTCACGCGGCGCAAAAACCTTTGACCTCGCCTTTCCCCCATAATCATTTTTCCTCCTTGGTCATTGCTTCCTCGAGCGCGCATCGAACGGATCGCCGTTGAGCTACCCAGGTTTCGAACGTGTCGTGCTTGTACCAGAGGAAAGTTGTTTGACGCGCCGCCTCAAAAGCGTCTTTTCGGATCACCTCAAGCTCGTGAGGCGTGACGAAATAGCCCTCTTCGATCCGGTCGTCTTTGTGGTACGGCATGAGGTTTTCGCCCGCCGTGTTCACGCGGTACGGGATGCGGGCGCCGTCTTCTCGTAGGTAGGTGTGTAACCAAACTTTACGCATGGCACTCCTCCACAGCATCGACGATGTTTCGGAAATGCTCAGTTAGTCCGATGTGATCGGCTTCGTCGAAATATTTTGTAATCTCCTCACACCCGGCCTTTACCAACTCCTCGGCTTCGCTAAGTGCCGCGCGGCCGTCATCGGTTACATGCACCGACACAACGCGCCGATCGCGCGAGTCGCGGGTGCGATACACCCAACCCATAAGCTCCATGCGGTCGATCATCCTAGTCATATCTGGCCGTGCTACGGCGGCAGCTTTGGCCAACTCGCGCACTGATACGGGGCCGCCGGCAGTGACAGCGACGCGCAGGGTGTAGAACGTGGGAACGCTCATCTGATACCGTGCGAGGGTTTTGTTTAAGTGCTGCCGCGCCCTCGAGGCGACGGCGAAAAGTTGCCAAACGGTTTTTTCTTTACGGCTTAGGTTCATCATTATTTCCCTCCACAAAACGCCTTAATCTCTCAAACTCTACGACCCCGATTCGCTTGCTGTGCTGTAGCAAAACAAACTGACGCCGGCGGGCTTGCTCGAGCACAAGCTCGGCGCCCTGAAACATTGCGGTTCGGAGCATTGATCCAAGCTCCGTGCGGCTCACCTTCACCTCGAAATCCGTCGGTGTGTCGGGTAGCAACAAGCGAATCTGATCAAACAGCTCGCTTCTACTCATTTGACCCGCTGTAACGCGTGTTTTGCCGCGGCCGGTTGCATGTAAATTGCAGCCTCGGCAACGCCTCGGACTTTGCCGTCCTGATACGCTCGAGCAAGCTGCACCGAGGTGATGCGTTTACGCACACCCACCCCCATGACAAATCCCGCGAGCGAAAAGAAGCACGCAAAAATCAACAAAAACTCAATATCAGCCCTCATACACTCACCCCCCTTACAGTCTTAAAATCGAAATAATTGCGGTACGCCGGATGCTTCAGAGCGAAGATCCGCGCGTAGTACGCCGTCCAGTTGTTTGACACCTTGAAATCCTCAGCGCGTTCAATCTCGGTTTCCCACCTAACGCGCTCCATGACCGCCTTTGCGCCGACCTTGCGGCGCGTCTGTATCGCGTCCAGGGCGAACCGCTCAAACTGTCGCCACACGAGCGGGTTTTGTAGAAAGTTCTCAATGAAGGCATCGACGGTTTCAGCCGGTACACCTTGCGCCAACAAATGCCCGCGGGCGTCATCAATCTTCAGCATGATCAAAAACCCTCCCTATCGTCATACGGTCCAAAATCTTGCGGCTCAGGAACGACCGGCGGCGGCTGTATCCAGTACCAAACACCTGGGCGGCGTTGGCAGTAGAGTTTCCCTAGCCTGTAGTCGTAGAGTAGGTCGTTGTCGTCGCGGTAGAAGTTGTCCTCGAGCTCGTAGAGCTTGCGGCCCATAATGATTTCGACTCTGCCCGTTGGTTTCATTTCGCCACCTCAAGCAAACCCACCTTGGCGACTGTGATTGGTAACGGCACAACCTTCGCTTTGAACTCATCGCGGGTGCGCAGGCCGCCGTAGACTTTCCAAAAGTGCGCACGGTTAGCGGCTTCGTCCTCGGCCTTCCACGCGCACACGTCTGGCCACCCAAGCGCCCGCACCGCAGCAACCAGGCGATCCCCTCCCTTGGTGCGCAGGTATTCGCGCGCCTGGCCGGGTGAGTACCGCCCGAAGCGGCGCACGGCCTCATTGACCACGCCCCAGGCTTCGCCGTCGGTCAGATCGTCGGCGCCTTGCATTCGGTCAAGCGTTGCGTACACCTGCCCGATAGTCGGCGGGAAATTGCCCGTGTGGCTTTTCAGCGTTGTGCGCATGACCTCCCAAAATTCCGTTGGGGTCATCGAGGGGAACGAATCACACCACAAACGGATCATCGGTTCCGTCACCACGAAATGCGGCCAAGCCAAAAACGCCGTCGTGAGTATCTTGCCCATTTCGCTAGTTCGCATCGCGCTCCTCCGCTTCAAGTTTTGCAATTAGCTCAAGGTGAGTTTTGATCTGTTTCTCAGACTGAGACTCCTGACCCAGTACCAATTCCTCGTTTAAGCCCCTCCAGCCCTTCGCTATGGCGCGATCGACGAGCTGCACGTATCTCCGGGGGTCTGTTTCAAATTGGCGCACTTGTAGGGCGTAGGAATCGATCAGGCACGGATGGCCGGATCGGGCTTTGTACTCGACCCATCGAGCGAGCGCGGCGCGGGCTTGGTCGCCCCACCGAGGAGGGAAATCAAAATCGGTTTCAGCGAACACGCGGTACTTATCCGCGCGCGCGCGTTTCCGATCCTTAGAGTTATTATTCTGGTTCTGGTTCTTATTATTATTCTGGTTCTTATTCTTATTGGGGCCGTTCAACGACTCGTTAACGGCCGTTGCAGCGTTCGTTGAACGGTCGTTGAACGCCCGTTGTGCACGTCTTTCAGCAGATAACCGACCGGCTTCTTTACGTTGTTCGAGAGCCTTCTCGTACCGCTCCATGCGCTCAAGCAGGGATCGGGAACGGATAGACCCGTTTTGGTCCCGAATGAACAAACCGACGTTTACCGCGAGGTCTAGGAAAGTTTGAAAATCGGTAGCACGCTCATTGAGCGACAACGCTACGGCCATTACCGCGTCGGCCTGTATGGCGTACTCGGAATCCTCGCGCATCACCTCGAGGCAAGCGAAGTAGAGCCCGTAGTAAGCCCAACCGCCGGCAGCCCGGAGGCGTAAAAGTTTCTGATCGTTTCTGGCGTTGGCGTCGTGTAGGAAACCAGCAGCTTCTTTTCGTCGCCGTGGTTGTGTAGAATTGTTTTGGGCGGTCATCGATTGCTCTCATCAATCGGTCCCGCCTACTAAACCCGCCTTAGACCAGCGGGTTTTTTTATTTAGGCGAGACAGTTCTCGCCACGTTCAGACACCTCCACATTTTGTTATCGGACAAAAAAGATCCGATGACTTGACTTATCGGGCATTTTTTGTCCGATAAGCATTTGTGTGGGTGTATCAGAGCGTGACACACATCATGTGTCGATTGTTGTAAGGGTAATCCCCTAACCTGACAATATAGAAAATGATAAATCTTAGAACTCTAATTGTTGCGCAACGTTATCAAAGTTCGAGTGCCGCAGCTTGTCGTATCGCTCAAGCATTTGAATGGATGAGTGCCTGGAAAACTTCAGCACCTCTCTGTGCGGTAATCCGTCTTGAAGGAGTTTCGTGATTGCAGTCGCTCGGGCACAGTGCGGGCTAAACTGCCCGGTAAGCCCAACCCGGCGCATATACCCGGTGAACTGCCGGCGCACGGTGCGATCCAACATAAACTCGTTGACCGGCGCCCGGTCGCGGTACTTAGTAAAAAACGGATGGAGGTCGCTGGCCCCTTCCGTCTTCCTCACCTCGAGGTATGCACGGATATGGACGGCAGCCCAGGAGCCGATCGTTTGCTCCTCAGCGCGCTGGCGTTTGGTATTCCGAAGGGTAAGGATCACCGTTCCGGCCGTACCCTCTTTCACATCGCACAGCCTGACGCCAAGCGCTTCGTTGATACGCAAGGCGCCGCCAAATAGGGCAGCCAATAGCGCTTTATCTCGCGCACCCTCGGGGCCGCTATATTCAAGTTTGAACAGCTCGCGCACCTTCTCAAACGGTATTAGTTGGTGGGGCCGGCGGTCGTTGCCCTGTATACGGCGCATATCTTTTTTTGCTTTGCGCCACGGGTTTGACGTAACGCAGCCCAAATGCGCCAGTTCGTCCCAAATACTACATAGGATGATCACCTTGTGCTTAACCGTTGCGAGGCTTACGCGGTCAGATATGAGGGCGCTTCGGCCCCTTTGAGCCGGCAGGGTGCGAAGGTGGTTTGTATATCGGACAACCTCGACGTGTCCTATGGTTTTCAGGCGGCTAGCCCCCTCTTGTGTGTACTCAATGCCAAAAAGGCCACAAAACTCGTGCAATACGGTTCTCTACTGTTTTGCGGTAGTAGCAGCCTTCAGGTCGAAAAACTGGTTTAGGTCGTCGAACATTCCCCACGCTCCACGAATACCGTTGTCACGGGTATTATTCGGCAGTATGGGATTTTTGTTTCGTAGGTCAGTAGGCGCATGAATGAGGCGCAAGGTGGGGCGGGCGGTGTTCATTACATCCTCCAAAGGCGGCGACCCTCCCCAGAATCGCCGCCCGTGTACTTACTCTGTTGTGACCTCGCCGGTGTCGAGGTCGATAGTCACGTCACCTTCAACAGCCGACAGAAACGCTTCTACAGCCTTGCGGTCCAGGTCGGTTAACTTGTCGGCGTTCGCCCGTAGCTTCCGCGCATCCGACTGATACGCCTCGCGCACCGACTGACCCTGCAAGCTGCAACGGGTTGTGATAACCCACCGCGCGAGCGCGTCCAGGTCTTCACCGTCGATGGCGTTCTGCAACACCTTCGCCGGGTCAGTTATAAAGTGCTCGGGTATATCGTCGCCGTCCGGTAAGGGCATGACCTTCGTCAGTTTCGGGCGTTCAACGACGGTCGAATCGTCCATTTCCTCGCGGCTGTACAAACCACCGAGGATGTCGGCGAACATATTCCTGACCAAAATTGATACCGCTCGAGCGTACAACATCGCCTTCGGCATCCGCTTCCAGTTGTCTTTGTTTACGAGCCCCGCGCGGGTTGCATCGACCCAGGTGTACGTTGCCGAGTCGGTCCAATCGCCGCGGGTGCACTCGAGCGTGCATACGGTGTCAGACCACTCGAGGGTTTTGATTTTGCCGCCGTGCGCAATGGCTAAACTTTTCAGGGCTTGTGCCTCAAGGGCGGGTTTGCCGTTGATCACAGTGATCGAGTTGAGCGCGCGGATCGGTGAAAACCCGAGCTCGCGCCCGTAAAGGATCGCCGTTAGCACGCTTTCGGGGCTTCGATAGTGCGTAGGCAACATGCCGGATTTTAGCAGCACGGTTGCCATGCTCAGTTTTTGGCTCAAGTTGTTGGCGTAGCTCTCAATCGAGGCCGGTCCATCGGTGAGGGTTGCGAGGTCTTTACTCATGGTGCGTGTCTCCTTCGTGGTTAGTCATCTTTTCAATGTTGCGTAAAATTGTCTCGAGCTCGCGCGCGCCTACCTCGGCGCATTCCCTCGAGCAGTATTCGCCGTGCCGTGCAATCCACCACGTTTTTGTATGGCGGTAGATGTCGCGGTCGCAGCACGAGCAGCGGCGGCCCCTGTCGTCGTCAATAGTGCGTGTTTCAACCATGTGGCCCCCTACTCTTTCCCGCTATTGTACCACTGCGCAGCAATAGTTACGGCGGCTTGGATGAGGTTCTCGCGCGCCTCAGCACTCAAACCGAGGTTCTCCGTTTCCACGACGTTTTCAATCTCGGTGCGCAGCGCTATCAAATGGCGCACCAGATCCGCAGCATCTCGTCGGTCGGCCGCGGGTAGCGTTAATGGTGGTTTTGTTTTTGTTGGCATTGGTCCTCCTTGACCCCTCGGCAACATCGCCGATCAGTGCCCTGCCCTATTTTAAGGCAAAGCACTCATCGGCGGCGGCGTAACCCTCATCGAGCTACGCCGACCGCGCTATCGTTTACGTGAGAGCTCTTGCATGTCCTTTGAGCTAGGCACCGAAAGCACAACGTCGTTGCCCATTACGTGCACGTTGAAAAACATCCACGAGCCCAGGACGCCCAACACAATCATGTCGGTGATGATGGTGACGGCGAGCCCTTTAAGGGTGAACAAGTCTTGTTTGATCTCTGTGACTAAACTCATGATCCAAGCACCTCCTCGGTTTCAGCCTTACAACTAACGAACAAACATTTAAGCGGCGGTGTTTTGTGTGTCTTTTGCGAGCTATACGACTCGTCAACTTTCATCACCCACGCCTTCCCGCCAATCTCTAAACCGCTGCAACCGGTTGCGCATACAAGCGCCGCACAGCACAGCAAAACCTTGATTACGTTTCCCATTGTGTTTCCTCCTATTGGTACACGTTTTAACCTTTGTACATTATCGTTGTACAAGTAAACTTACTTGAGTGTGATGAGGATAGCAAGAGAAGTTGTGCAAGTATTGTTGCAGTGTGCAAGAAAAGATGTACAATGTAAGTTATGCGAATGAAACTGTTGGATCTTGTTAAGAAAGAGCGCGGGCTTACCAATTACGGCGTGGCAAAGGCGCTTCGGGCGCTTGGTGTTGAGATAACGACTCAAGGTATTGACCACTACGAAAAGGGCAAGGCAAAGGCTATGCGGCTCGATGTGCTGTGTGGCCTTAAAACGCTCCTGGGCGCCAAGTGGGAAACCGTCGGCAAAGTGCTCGAGGAGGAGTTTCGGAAGAAGTAACGTTGTCGCTACGGGTCAAAATTACTATATGCGTAAGTGTGCGAGTTTATTGATTGTTGCCCAGTGGGTTTTCCCCCACCCCCTTGCGCATGGTTATGAAATTCGACGTAGTAGAGCCCATGATTGAAAACGATAGCGTCAAAAATAAGCCGCCGTTGCTCGGTGTTTGGTATTACAACGCAAAGCAAATTTGCGCGATGTTCGGGTTTTCCAGAACGCATCTCTGGCGGCTTCATCGAAGCGGCGACTTTCCTAATCCTCGACAGCTTGGCCCTAACCGCGTTGGGTGGCTCGCATCGGAGGTTATAGCGTGGGCAGAGAGTCGGCCACCGGTTGAGTATTAGCCTCAGCGCCATGTAAACAAGCTACACGTTTTTCACTTACATCCTGCGCACGGCTGAAACGTGCTTCGTTCCAAAATATCGAAAGATGCCGGGTTTTTCGGTGGGGGGATCTCATCACGTTATTTTTTATGATGTGATCCCCCCATAAAATGCGCGGCACCTCCGAAGAGCAAAAACAGGGAGAAAACAGACACAAAATCCGACGCGGTTTTATCCCTGTTTTGTAAAAGTGGAGGGGTTTGGAATTTTGCCGAACCCCTTGACGCACCGAGAAGGCCACAGAGCGCCAAGCAATTAAGAGCGGGTGAAACGTGCTGCAACAGTGAAGGGCTTTATTCATTATTCACGCCTATAGGTGATGCATGAATGAATAATGCATAAGGGCAGAACGCGGGGGGGAGTAATATACTTGTTTACATCGAAGCGGAGGGTTTCCTTGTAAAGTTGTGCAAGTGGCCTTACCTTGAAAGTATGGCGCGCACAAAACCCTCCCCTTCCCCAGATGCACCTAAGAACAAAGGCGGCCGGCCTCGCGAGTATGACCGAGATAAGGTTTTGCCGTATGTGTTTGAGCAGCTTTCACAGGGCAAGTCACTACGACGCATATGCGCCGATCCAGAACGCCCCGATATTCCCGAGGAGAATACCGTGCGCGATTGGTGCGAAGCGCCCGAGCTTTCCGCGCAATACGCGCGCGCGCGCGAAAGGGGTGTGCTATCTCGAGCCGAGCAGATTAGTGATTTGGCAGCATCGGCAACCCCTGAAAACGTGCAGGTGGTAAAGTTGCAGGTTGAAACTTTGAAATGGGAAGCCTGTAAGCTCCTGCCAAAAATATACGGGGAACGGCAGCAAATAGAGCACACAGGAAAGATTGAATCCATCACCGTTAACGTCACCAGGAAAGAACCGCCAAAGTGAATGTTGAACTAGAGCTCAGTTTGTGGCCGCGGCAGGAACAAGCGTTCCTGACTGAAGCCACCGAGCTCTTGTTTGGTGGCGCAACAGAAGGTGGAAAGAGTCATTTCGTTAGGGTAGCGCTTATTGCATGGTGCATGGCGATCCGTGGCTTGCAGTGCGTACTTATTCGTAAAAAGTACCAGGACATTCTCGACAACCATGTAGAGGGGCCGACAGGTTTCCGCGCGCTTCTGGCGCCTTTGGTGGACGGCAAAGCGGTTAAGATAACCGACGGAGACATAACGTTTTGCAATGGCTCGCGCATAGCTTTTCAGCACTGCCAGGATGAGCGGCAGTTTTCAAGTGCGCAAGGTATCGAAAAACATGTGCTAGTCATCGACGAGGCGACGCAGATAAGCGAGCGCCTTATCCGGTTCTTTCGCGCATGGGTGCGAATGCCAAACGATATGAAGGATGCGCTCCCTCCGGAGTGGCGCGGCAAGTTCCCGCGCATCATTTACACGGCTAACCCTATCGGGCAATCAGTGCCGTACTTTAAGCGCAACTTTGTCGAGCTATGCCAAGACGAGACGATCGTGCCGGTAGACGGCTTCAAACGACAATACCTTCTTTCCAGGTATACGGATAACTACAGCGTTGACGAGGAAGCCCACATCGGTCGCCTTGATGGTATCGGAGACGCACAGCTTGCTCGAGCTTTAGACCTCGGCGATTGGAACGCAATCACGGGGGAATTCTTCCCGGAGTGGGATGAGGACCGGCACGTCATCAAATACGATTTTCGGGTGCCCTCGCATTGGACTAGGTTCCGCACCTTCGATTGGGGAACCGCCGATCCATTTGCGGTGTATTGGATGGCCGTAGCCGATGGTGAGCCTTTCCCAGACGCAGAGGGAAAGCGTAGGTGGCTACCTCGAGGATCGCTTGTTGTGTATCGAGAGTGGTACGGGTGCGACTCAAACGATCCGGCAAAGGGTGCCCGGCTTAGAAACGAAGAGATCGCGCTTGGTATTGTGGCTAGGAGTGAAGTAGGACACGAAAACGTCCCAACACTTACCGACTCGCTACCATTTCAGGACAGGGGCGGCGAAACTATCGCCGAGGTATTTAGGAAAAATGGCGTCATCCTCACTCACGCCGACACCTCACGCATTCCCGGTTGGTCACAGATGCGCAGCCGGTTGATCGGCATTCAAATCGACTCCAACGACCCCTTGCGATATCCCCTATTGTATGTAACCGCCGATTGCAAGTATGCTAGAGACTACATTCCAGCCCTCCCCAGGCATCCATCCGAACACAAAAAGGAAGATGCCGCCGAACACGGGGAAGCAACCCACGCCTGTGACGCTATCAGGCTCGGTTGTATGGCCCACACAATAATCAAAGACAAGAAGTTACCGACGGAAGCACGCATAAACCGCGCGCTTGCCTCAAAACCAACGATGAAAAAGATCGCGGCGCGCATGGGATATGGCAATATCGGTTGAAGAAGTAAAGGCGTTCATCGAGGACGCAAAGAAGGCGCGCGAGTCGTGGATCACGTGGGCCGAACGCTCATGGGCCGAAATAAAAAAGCGCCAACGAAACAACCGCCTTTTGTCTGTTACCCCAAACAGTGCCAAGCGCCGCGCAAAGTATCCAGCGTGGTATGGCATTTTCAAAATAAGGCAACCCCTCCTTCTGTCGCGCGTTGGTATCCCTATCTGCAAGGATTCAACCCAGGACGGCACCGACAATATCGGCGCCTCGGCAGCATTCTTCAAAGAACGCCTAGCCGTAAACCTCGCCAAATCGTTCCCGTTTTTCGATGCGTTGTGCACGGCTCGCGACGATTTTCTAGTGACCAATTTTGGCATACTTCGTGCGTACTATGAGCGTGACGAGGTAAAGCAGAAGGTAAAGGAACGCATCTTTCCACAGCAGGATGAGGCAACGGGGGATGTGGTTTTCATCGACGGTGCCGGGAACGTCGTGCAGAGTGACGACATCGGGCAGGACGACGAGGGATATTTCCTCGAAACCGATGAGGTGATCGACGTAGAGAACGAGCGCGTGTGCCTCGACCAAGCGCTGTACAAAGAGGTCTACATCGATCCAGACATCAAGCGTTTCAACCGCTGCGAGCGCATGGCGTTCGAGCTTCATTACTCAGTGCCGCAGTTCAAAGCCGTTTTCGGTGCTCGAGCGTATGCAGCGATCCCCAAATCTGACGACCCCAAAGAGGGCATCGACGAGGCAAGCCCAAAGCGCCAAACGATCAAGGTGTTTGAGTATTGGGATAAGTACGAGAAAAAGGTTTTATGGGTGCCCGAGCTTGGCAGTGAGTTCATCACCCCGAAAGCGATGCAGGTGCCGGAAGAGTACAGCGAAGGCGAGCAGCCCAACGGCTTGTATGACCTCGAGCACTTTTTTCCCGTGCCTGACCCTATCCTGTCGAACCAATCAACGGATGAGTTCTGGCCGGTTCCAGAGTTTTATCAGCTTGTAGAGCTCATCGAGGACATCCACACGATATTCAGCCGCATGATGGCGCTCACAAAAGCGATCCGCGCGCGGGTGTTGTTTGACAACAACGTCGAAGGGCTTCAAGAAGCGCTTGCGGAGGCCACCGAAGGCGACGCGTTCGGGGTGCCAAACCTCGCGCAATCGCTTGTGAGTAACGGCGGCAGCCTCGATTCCGTTGTGCAGTACATACCCGTCGAGAAGATGGTTGCAGCTTTGGCGCAAGTATACCAGGCGCTCGAGCAGCGGTTAAACACCCTTTACCGGCTTACAGGCGTTTCAGACCTCCTCCAAGGGCTCATTTCCGACGGCACGCAACGCACGTTCGGCGAGCGGCAGATGCTCGAAAAATACGCGCTAAACCAGCACGCCGAGCCACAGCGAAAAATGCAGGAGTTTGTGCGTAACTGCTACGAGCTCCTTTGTGAAATGGCGCTCAAAAACTTTAAGGACGAATCCCTCGAGCGCTACATGCTACCGGCAACAGCGCCCCAGGTTCACCAACAGAATTTCAAAGCCGCTCTCGAGCTCCTAAAAGACGACCGCAAACGTTTCCGCATCGAGCTAGAAACCGATTCTACCATCGCGCTCAATGAACAGTACGACAAACAAATGCGGGTTGAGCTTGTGAACACGCTCACCGGCGCAATCGAGAAGGTTGCCGGGATCGCGACCTCTTCCCCTGCCCTGGTTGCTATTGAGCTCCATGCGCTTAAATTCATGGTGCAGGGCTTTAGGCAGGGCAAGATGTTTCAGCAAGAAATCAGCCAGGCTATTGACCAGGTGATCCAGCAGATGCAGGCCGCAGCCGATCAAGAGCCGGCGCCAAATCCCGATCTGATGCGGTTTGAGTTCGAAAAGCAGGTGAAGGAAAGTGAGTTGAAGCTCAAAGAGTATCAAATACTCTCTAACGAGCGCATCGAAACCGCTCGAGTGCAGCTCGAGCAGCAGGTAAACAACATCAAATCACAGCTCGATCAGATGCGGCTAGAGGCGCAGACAAGCGACAATCTCGCCAAACGACAGCTTGAGTTTGAACAGGTTCGCAACGAAATCACCGTCGCACAAACCGAGCTTGCGCAACGTTCGCAGGAGCTAGAGATCGAGGTTGCCAAGCTTAACGATGACCGCAATAGAGCGGCGTACGAAGCGGCCGCGACCGAGCGGCTTGCAATGATCGATGCCGAGCTCAAATCCGCAGCGCAGCGCCTCGAGGAGTACCGCGTGCAGATGGAGGAGGCGCGCACGCAGATGGAAATCCAAGAGCGGTGGGCGACAGAGGCGCGATTACAACAGGAATATGAGCTTGATAAATTGTTAAAAGCGGTCGAGGTAGCAAATAAACAGGCCGAGGGGCAGCAGGCGGCCTTTGTTGCAATGGCTCAGGCCAAGGCAGCGGCGGCGCCTCCACCACCCAAAAGCAAGAAAAAAATTAAGGTAAGCCGCGATGAGCTTGGAAACGTTGCAGGCTACGAGATCGAAGGGGGCGACGGGTACAGGGTGATTCGAGACGCAAACGGCGATGTTGTAGGGTACGAGCCAATCGGGGGGATATAAAGAATGGCAAACGCTCTATATCCAAAATACAAGCAAAAGATCCTTAACCCTGGCACGCTCGGACCTACAAGCGCGGATGCGGTTGATCTGATCGATGATACGATCAACGTCGCGCTAATTGACACCGGAATTTATTCGTACAACTCAGCCGATGAGTTCTACACCGCCGTAAGTTCGGCAGTGGTTGGAACACCTCAAACGTTATCAAGCAAAAGCGTAACGAGCGGCGTTTTCGATGCGGCTGACGTGACGTATTCGGCAGTCACCGGCAACAGCATCGAGGCGCTTGTACTGTATAAAGACACCGGATCAGCAGGCACCAGCAGTTTGATTGCCTACATTGACACCGTTTCAGCCGGACTACCCGTTACGCCTAACGGCGGTAATGTGGTCATTCAATGGGCAGCAAATGGGATATTTACCTTATAAGGGCAAAATATGGCGGATAACGTAGGCTATACCCCCGGGACTGGGGAAATAATAGCAACAGACGATGTCGCAGGAGTACAGCATCAAAAGATAAAAATTACCCTTGGTGATGACGGCATTGATGATGGCATGGTGTCGGCGAATAATCCGTTGCCGTCAATAATTACCAACTCCGAGGCCGGGCCAATACCAGTTAGAGTTTTTGTTGATTCAAATTTACCAGCAACATCGACTGATCCTATACCAACACTGCCACAGGGCGAAATTGTCGAAGCGCTGGAAGCGGTGCGCATGGGGGTTCAGTCGCTTAATAGAACCGTCGGCCAAGCGTTACCCGATAGTGCTAACAGGTTGAGGGTCAACATTGAGGCCGGGACGTTACCCACCGTGACTACTGTAAGCACGGTCACGACTGTAACGACTTGCTCAGCATTAACGAATCAAACGCAACTCGGAGGCAATCCAGCGTTCGAGCAAATACCAGCTTTGTTACGATTGGCGGCAGACGCTTTGAGACGAAACATAAGTGTGACGTAGGGGAATTATGGCAACGACTAACGGCAATAGAAAAATTCTTGACTTAAAACGATGGGAGTTTTGCACTCCTGCCCCAGTAGCAACGGCCGCAGGCGTCTTTGTTTCTTCGTCTAGGCATTTTCGGCAGCGGCAGTTATATGTTCAGTCGGCGACTGTTGCATATCTTTATTTGCCCGAAGAAGACGGGTTTGTGCAAGTTGCTTCTCCGGCTTTGGCAGGTACTTTTGGCGTCGGCGCAACAGGCGTGGCCGGGGCATGGAGCACGGGCACAAGCGTTGCAACCGCCTCACTTACAGCAACAGCAGGAACAACTAGCTCAATTACCACTAATCAAACCCTAGCAGTCGATTTGCGTGGGTACTCAGTTCAGATCCTTGCTGGCCCCAACGCGGGCGAAACGAAGGTGATAGCGTCAAACACTATAGGCGCAAACGCTGTAATTACGTTCACGGCAGCCTCAGCGTCGGCATTTTCCGCGTCGACGGTGTATAGATTGTGCACTCCCGTTTGGTACGTGCTCGGCGCAGGTACGTTAGCAGCGAACATCTTTAAGAAATACGATTACGCGACAAACACGTGGACAGCGCTGACACAGACGGGCTTACCCGCTACGATCGGCACAGACAGCAAGTTAATTTCGACGCCGTCATGGCTTGGCAGTAACTACGTATCGTTTGCAACCGGCACGGCAACGGGTGGGACCGCTAACACGATTAGCAACACGGCAAAAAGTTGGTCAACAAATCAATGGGCAAATTACCAAATACGAATCACAGGAGGCACGGGAGCCGGGCAAATCCGCACCATTGCCAGTAATACAGGCACGGCAATCACAGTCTCGACCAACTGGGGAACGAATCCAGATACAAGTTCAACTTATTCGATCGAAGGGAACGATGATTACCTATATTATATCGGTAGTAACGCCGTAACCTTGTATCGTTATTCGATAACGTCAAACACGTGGTCAACGCTGACGCCAACCGCAGCGCGAGCGGCTGCTCCGGGTGCTGGAATGTCCGGTCAATGGATATGGGAGGTTTCGGCGTCCGAATGGACCAACGAGAACGCCATACTCAACGGAAAATATATATATTCGTTCCGCGGCGCCGCTGGCGCTGGATTAGACAGGTACGACATTGCAGCAAACACATGGGAAAATCTTTCAACCTATACGCCGGGCACGGAAACGTTTACTACCGGAACAAAGCACGTTTATTCAGGTGATTATATATACTCCCAAAAAGATGCCACAGGCCGTTGGTTCAGATTTAGTATTCCGAAACGAGAGCAGGATGGGTTTGGGACTATGACCTACACGCAAGGAGCGGCAGTAGCCGGCGATACTTGCTTTGACGCCTTGTACACAGACGGAGCTACGCAGATTACCTACATCTACATGATCCTTAACACTTCAACAGTAATGTTACGAATGATGGTGATCTGATGACTCTGTTTGATCTGATACGCATCCTTGAAAACAAAATAGTCAACTTAAGCCAACTTAAAACCGCCGCAGGGGCCATTGGCGATGTTGAGCAGGTAGTTAAGTTAGAAGAGGACGAGGCAGCAACCTCTACTTTAATCGGGCAACTAAAACAGGTAGCAGCGATCGGAGTCGAATAGTTTTGCGCTGAAATAGGCGGCTAAATGCTCACCACTCTATTAACAGCACAAGCAAGCTCGACTACGGTAGTTTGCTCGCGCATACCGAGCTCCGTAACGTTTTACGGCGCCACGGTGTCGCAGTCTGGGGTCGGTCAAACTATCCTGTGCACTCGCATAGAGAGCTCGACGCAGTTCCCGCTGCCGTCTGTCATTGTGCGCAGGTTTGTAAGTTTCCCAGGACCAGTTGCAACCAATCCAACATTTACCGAGCAGCCAACGCGGAAAAAAAAGAAACGCAGCAAAAAAGAGCTCGAGGCATTGATGGTTCGACGAGCAAAGCAACGGACCGAGGAAGAAGCGTTTTTCATATTTTTAAGTGAAATACTATGAGCCAGAAGATACAAACGCGCGTTTTTAACTACGGCAACGAAAAGGAAAGTTCGTGGCCTCCCATGTTCGGCAAAGGTGGCTCAGGGCTCTATCACCGAGGCGAAGACGGTAAGTTTCACGAAGGGCTGCCACCGCCAAAGTTTCAAAAGTTTGGGGAAGCCCCGTTTGTAATACAAGACACTATCGACGCCTACCGCCACCCGATGACGGGCGAAGTGATAGAATCACGCTCGAAGTTGTTAGCAACCGACCGCGCATGTGGTACGTTTACCACCGATAAAAAGCAGGATTGCTCGACCATTAGAAAAAGCCGCGAAAAGCAGCTAAACACCGAGCGAAAGAAAGATATCCACGAAGCCATGCGGAAAGCAGTAGCCGCAATC